GGGTGTGGGATACTGGGTGATTTCATCGATAGCTATCCAGTTGAATGCCTGCCCTTGATATCGAGTGACGTCTTTGTCCTTGTCGAGGTATGAGAACCATATAGTAGCTCCGGATGGAAAGACCCACGTCGACTTACTTTCACGGAATGTGGCGCCGGGAAACGCTTTGGGATACAATTGTTTCGACTTTGATATGAGTTCAGTCAACTCATCGAGAGTGCGGCGTAGAAGAAGCCCCCGATGGTTAGGGTTGTGACAATAGCGGAGAGGATCAGCAAGCAGAGCGAAACTTTTTCCGCCTCCAGCCGCTCCACCGTACAATACATCTTGTTCTGGGGCGGACAAGAACTCCTCTTGAGGCCCCGCATTAGGTTGAAATACAACATCAGATTCACCAATTAGCTCCTTTACGTGTGAAGGTAATTGGTCAACATCTCCCATGTCTACAAGACGGGACTTTTCGCCTTTCAAGGCTGTTTCAACTTTCTGTGCGGCACGAATACGCTGGTTCGCCCGCTGATTTTGCTTTTTTGCGGCGGCTTTTTTCTTTGCCGCCTCTTTTTTAGACCGATTTATGCTTGCTTGCGTCGCTCGACGCGCTTTTTCCGCAGTAGAGAGGTTGTAGCGGGCTTTGGGCGCATTTGGGTCCTTTTTGGGCCTTCCCCGCTTGCGTACAGGGGCTTCAACTTCTTCACTCAACGTGATCTACAACCATCTCTTTCTTCGGGGGCAGTAAAACCACCCCATGTACAGCTTGGACATTGACGTTGTGAGTCTCTTGTTTCCCCAAGCCGACACGATTGAGGAGACTTTCGGCGGCTTGGAGACGGATATTATCTCCCCTCTCAATTTCCGGGGAGTCAATTGTTGCCACAATCTTATTTGCGGCCTTAACAGCACCACCTGCAAGTATATTCCGTGCTCCGTCAATGATTTCATCCGCCAATGACTCCTTGAGATGGCCGATGGAACCCTGCGAGTAACCTGCAACTTCGCAGGCTCGGGAGAAATTTCCCCCGTTTTCAAAGAGAGCAGTGAGGAATGATTGCTGTTTGTCGGATAACTCACGTTTTTTCCGCTGTTGGGGTAGTAAATTCATGGTTATACACCAAAAAATATAAAAAAAATGTAAAAAAGGACTCGTGGTCTCGGAACTCTTGGTCACATGGCCGATAGAATTTGTCTTCCCCTGCCATCTCGCCCTTCAATACAATCTTATTATGGTAACTACCGAGTTGTTTTGTCAAGAAAAATAAATTATACGGAGCTATTGACAAGGTAGCTACCTGACAGTACAATGGGACTGTAAGCCCGCCGGGGTATATACACATATAAACCCCCGAGCTTACCTCCCTCCGCGTAAGACCCCGTTGGTATCCCCTTGCCATCGGGGTTTTTTTATGGCTGTACACCGGCCCTACCAATGGTAAGCCGTCGCGTGAAACATTGGCGTGAAACAACTACCCAAAAATATAAAAATTATCGACAGTTTGCTAGTACTAGTACGGGCACCCCCCGTGGCCCTCGCGCACCCGTGTTTACTGGATTTTTCTACGTAACAACCTCAGTGATGACACCAAAGGTCTTACCTTCTCTGCACACCGACAGCGCACCCGCCAGTAATTCCTTCGCGTTGCACCACGTCACCCGCGATTTTTATCTTGTCGACAACTGGTTGTAATTTCTTTTCGGACTCTGTCGGGGTTGGGTTATATAGCCCCTAGTGGCCCCTCAATAAATACCGAAAGACAGACCAGACAAGGACTTAGGTATTTTTCTGGCGGGCAAAAAAAAGGCCCCGTGATGGGGCCAAAAGGGGCGGCCTGTTGAACACCGCCCGAGGGAATCCTTACTCGGATTCGGTAGCGCGTAAGCTCACGTACAAGCTGTCGCACCCTTGCAGTAGGTTAGACAGATCCTCCGCCAGTTTTTGCTCCGGCTTCGACACGTAGAAGCTTTTCTTACCGTCGGTCTCAGATGCCCAGCGGACACCGTTTGCGAGATCACGGAGCGCCTTGATTTGCTCGGCGGTGAAGTGAACGCTTTTCTTAACTTGCATGCTCATTTGTATTCCCCTTTTAAAGTTTGAAGTTGTCGTGGAGGCGTGTATGCCATCCCACGTCCAAAAGACTAACAACACCTTTTCGAGATTGCAAGCGCCCTAGATTATTGTAGTGAATTACGTGGCAGTACTGCGCCACGGTCGCTTCCTTGATACCGAGCATACCGGCGATATGCGCCCTAGGCATCGGACCATAATGATCCAGTATTGCAAGCATGCGGTAGTGTGTCGATTGTACCTTCCGGTTCGACTTGCTACCGGTATCAATCCCACGGTCGAGATCGAGTATCAACTGGTTTGCGTCATCCTTCGCGGACACGTTTCCATCGTACACACCGTCGAGGTTTTCGAGTGCATCGCTCAACTGGTTCTGCGCCTTCTCAATCTTCATAGTGATTGTGTTTAGGTCAGTACGTAGTGTTGCGATATCGTCGCGTAAGTCTTGTGTGGTTTTCATGGTTTGGTTCCTTATGAAAAAAGCATGGATAATATGATTACCGCCAATATAACGACGGCAAATTTGTATAAGGCTGTTATGAAATCGAGCATCCTAGGCGGCCTGTTCCAAGTGCAACCACTGCGGAGAGTCGAGCACCGAGCGAACCTTGGCTTCGCGCTGTAACTGGACGCGATGCGGGTTGCTGTTACCTCGTGACGTCGACAGTTCGGTGATGGTGCCGTCTGGATTTTCCCGCTCCCATGTCTCGTCGACGTGGGTGGCCCAGTGCGTGAGCGCATTGTATCCGGCCCACAGAGTCGGCCCAAGTTCGCGCTGTTCCTCTTGGAACCGGTGGTTGAGATAGTCCAGAAGCTTACCGTTAACACGTGCGGTTTTATCAACCGACAGCGCGACAGCCTCGCCGCCTTTCTTGCAAACGGTATTTTCTAGGACCTCAACCCAATCATTCGGGCTGAGTTCAATCGTGCGCCACTTGTCCATCTGGTCACGGTGCGAGTTGAACATCCCGAGCCCGAGAGTGGACTTCGCGATCATCGCTTTAACGCTCAAGTTTTGCGTGTGCTTGCGTTTCTGGTGGTAGGCTTTCTGGCCCCCGAATACGCAAGTATTTCGGCAGTAGTCACGGTATGCACCTGAGAAAACCTGAAAGGCCCAAGACATATCAACCGAATTGATGATATCGGCCCGAGCCGTGATTCCTTGTCCCTTCCCATCGATATCAAACGTGAGATCGTTGAAGTAGACCGCCCGAGTTGCTCGGCGTCCCTCGTCGAAGATTCGATCAACTACCGTTAGGTTTTGATGTGGTAACGATTCATTAGCCAAGATCGACTCGGCCTGTTCACGAAACGCCATCGAGTGGTCCACAAGCTTGTAGGTTTTAGCAACTGGCGGAGACTGTAAAAGCTCCTGCGTGTTGCTGTTCTTTAATGCATAGTATCCTTCCACAAGTCTACCCTCGCGGTCGTACATTGCTTCCTTTTGGACGGAGCCCAGTTCGCGGAAAAAATCGACGTCGAGCGGGTTGTCGTGCACAAATTCCAAGCCGTCTTGGATGCGTCGAGCGGTGCGCCCTAGGTCGTGAGTTGCGATATTCATGGCTGAAAGCCTCCTTGTAATCCGGTCGGCCAATCCGATCCGGTGAGCCCATTATATACCGGAAAAGAAAACGTATAACAACAGACCGACGATAAAAATTTCATGCAAATAAATGTGCGTTTTTATCGCTTGCGCGGCGGCGGCGAACCGGTCGCGCACCGGCAGTTCTTTGTCGGTAACACTCGCGCCACTGGTCACGTTCAAAAACGGGGCAGTTGACGACTTTTTGAAACGACTTTCCGCATATAGGTCGGCTATGTTTCGGGGTGGCGTTGACGATTTTTTGCGGTACATTTTCCATCCTTAGTGGGTCCTAAAAATAATGTTTTTGTCGGGTGCATCCCAACACAGAGCGCACGTGGTACAGGCTTGCGTTTTTCCCTCCTGTTCTGGACACACAATACCATCGTCGGTTAGTTCCTCACTGTTCGCGCTAAACGTTCCGCAAGTATCGCTCCAACGTATGTGCCAACGCTCGGGAAAACCAATACGTGTAGCTTCAAGCATTTTATGTATAGGCCCCTCTTTAACATGGGTATAACCCCACACATACAAGTTTTTGTGTAGCACTAAAAGCTTGCGCCATAATTGCACATACTCCGCACTATAAAAGTCTCCCAAGACATGCAAGCGCACCAATACTTTGCGTCCTTTGTTTCTGGCCGCGCTACACTTCTGGCCAAGCTCGACAATCAACCGGCGCTCTAGTTCCTCGCCATGCTGTAGCCGGTGGGCAAACGGCATATTATTTCCGTAGCAATCGTCCCAGTGTCCGCATGAGGTCGGGCAGGTCTCCCGTTCAATCAACGTGAGGGTATAAACCTCGGCATCTTTCAGCTTACCTTTTTTTACGTACCGTCCCGCGCTTCCTATTTTCGCGCTCGATGGCTTCTTTAAGACGGAGTGCGAGTATTCCTTCAAGTTCCGTACGATGCTTTTTTTGTACCTTGTTGTTGTCAAGTTCATCCTGAGTTCTCCCAATATTGATTCGTTCTTGTACCGTAGCTAAATAACTGTGGGCGTCTTCGTCGTTTGCTCTCCAGTCGTCGAGAGCCTCGGGGTGACAAATTGTGTTAGGTTTCATTTTTCCTCTAATACCTCAGTTATCTCGTAATCACTGTAATCAGTCTCTCGCGGTTCAATTTGAGCGTCAGCGACTAGCTCCCGCGCTTCCTGTTCACTCTCGGCCTGTACCGTGTAAATATTAGTTGCGGTACATTGTTCCCACACTGTAAAAGTTTTCAAGCGTTCTCCTCCATATAGCGGGTCGTCATATCAACCGCGCACGTTAAATGTGACATAGCATTATCCAACGTGGTCGAATCAGTGTCACCAGTATCGTGTAGAATAACACTCGCCTTTTTTAGTAGCTCATTACATTCCTTTACTTGTTTGTAGACAAGATAATCTACCCGCGTTTT